AGGATTCCGCATGGTTTTACATCCGATTTCGCAATGGCGGAAAAATCGAATACCAATCGCCATCGACCACAAAGAAATTCGCCGGAATCCAATCCTTTTTCCAAATACGCTACCAATTGCGAGTTGTCGCATGTCTGCGAGGGGCCGAACCATGGATGTTGGAAGAACAATTGCGCGGCGCCGTTGTCAACGCGGATTTGCCATCGACCGCCACATTTGCCAATGTTTCAATCATTCCGGTTGAATCAACCATTGACCCGGTGACGGTGGCCATCGAAGAATCGCCGCAGAAAAAAGGCCGTCCCTTTGATAAAAATTTGACGTTTGTCGCCTTTGATTTCGATTTGGTAGGCGACCGGGACATGGCGTTGGAAAATTATTGTGACAACCCGTGTGATGGTCCGGCGTGTTGATTATCTTTGAGAAAAATTGAATCACATGAATTGCGGATGTTCAAAACACATTGGTTGTTTCGCTCCAAATCAAACCATTGATTTTGGTTTGACTGCGCCATGTTCAGACGATTACGTCTTTGAAATTTGGAACGCAAATGGAACATTTACAACAATAAGCGTTGAATTGGAAACGGGCGACCCGTTAACGTTGCCAATGACATTCAACGAGAATGCGACAACAACCATCAAAATTCGTGTTCCGGATTGCGCGTCGGGGCCTGGATTTTATTATTTTACCACATCGGATGGCGCGTGTTCATGGACCGTCCATGGAATTTCGCCCGTTTGCTAATGGAAAAAATTCGAAAAGTATTGAACGAATTGACCGGGTTTGGAATGGGAATCATGACCGGTTTGGGTTTGGCGATATTCACCGAACATGGCGACATGTTCAAACAAGTGATGTTGGCCGGCCTGGTTGGCATGGGCGCCGGAGCGATGACGATATTCATTGATTTTATCATTCAGCCGGGCCAAATTTTCGGGTTTTGGACCTGGTTTTTGGAACGTGTTGTCAATCACCCGAAAAATCCATTAAAGTTTTTGTATAAACCAATGGGTGGTTGTTTGTATTGTATGAATACGTGGGTAGCGTTTGGAATTTATACGTTGGTCGCATTGAACACCGGGTTGACTTGGTGGTTGATTCTGCCATCCGCCGCCATCGCCCATGTGGCCGTTTCGATATTGGAACCAATTGTGAACGGGTGATTCCAACCCGTGATTGTGTCGTAGTTTAGTTTTGGTTTAAGTTTTAACAGGAAACCCGGAAACGTCCGGGTTTTTTTGTCCCTAACATGTACGTGTTGAAAAACTTTTTTTAAAAAAATTTGCGGAAACGAAAAACGCGTGTATATTTGCCAAACAAAACAACAACGACATGAAACAAATCAATCACACCGAGTACATGAAGAAAGTCAAAACATTGACCGAAGAATCATTGCGCTACATAATCAAAGATTGTCAAGAAGCAATCAACGCCATGCCAAATGGAGAAAAGGCCGGATATTATGCGGACGAAATTCATTATTGTGCAATGGAATTGAGCCGTCGCGCGTCAACAAAAAAATAATTCATCCGGGGGCGCGACCGGTCAACGCGCAAATCACAACAACATCAAAATCAAAAATCAAAATCAAATGTTTAAACTCACAATTTCCAACATGCAGAATTCGGATTCACGTTCATTCGAATTCAACGATTTCAAAACCGCCATGTCACGTTTCAACGAACACATGGACGCCAACAACATCAACGAAATCGATTTTTTCGATGACGCGTTTGATATGTGGTTCGCAGACCCAACCGCCGTTGGTGAATACCTGGTTGCCGGATGTGGCGGAATTGGCCATGATGTTCGAATCGAATTGGAGGCCATCAAAGCGTTCACGCCGGTTCACGCCAATTCAATTTCAAATCTGCCAATCATTGAATCCAAATTGCGTCAATTGGGCGCCCGTCATATTGGACGAAATGATGACGAACAAATGGATTTGTGGCAATTTGAAAACCGAATGTTCATAATTCGGGAAACATGGTCATCAATCGATGGCGAACGATTCGAAGTGTATTGTTCAATGGAATTCAACACCCTGGATTCTGCCATCCGCCAAATCGAAAACATTTGTCGAATCCAAACATTTATGGCATGAAAACCAAAACCACAAAAAAAACCGGGGCCAATCGCCCCGGTCCATCAAAATGTCCAAACCACATTGGACCACAACAACACGGCGAATATAACACCGATTTGATGTTGTTCGGTTCATTTGTGGATTGTTTGACCGATTTTGAATTGAAATTTTTGGTTCATCATTACAATTTGGGTTTGCCATTAGGCCGGTCCATTACGATGGCAGACATCAAAATGTTTCCAATGAACGAAATCATTCCATTTGTCAAATCAATCAACGTCGGAATCATTGGACAGTCCGTTGTTGATTGTATCAACGCTAAATTGTCCACCAAATCAATTTTTTAAAAATTAACGTCATGAACAACATCGAAAACAACACCACATCATTTTTGGCTGAAGTAAACGCCGAAGAAAATTTGACCAAAACAAAGGCCGCAGAATTCGCCGCCAAACTTATTCAATTGAACACCGATGGCCATGTGGACACATTGACCGCATTGGCACGGTTGGAATTTTTGTCCCAAATCATTGACCAGGTCAAAACCAACTATCGAAACGCCGCAGTCGATGAACTTGAATTGTATGGTCCGGAGGCCAAAACCGGAATCACCCGTTTTGGTGTGACATTTAAACAAAAGGAAACCGCAGTCAAATACGATTTCAGTCAAACGGATATTTGGAACGGTATTGAATACGAAATTGAACGATTGAAGGCAGACCAAAAAGCAATTGAAACACAATTGAAAGGGTTGACCAAACCAACCAAGATTTTGGACGAAGAAACCGGAGAAATCACCGTCATGAATCCGCCAATCAAATCGTCGAAAACAACCGTCGAAATCACTTTGTCAAAATAATATTTTCGCATATATTTGCGGAAACCAAAACACAACAACATCATGAATGAAATTCAAAAAAACCAGGTTCACACAATCGATGTGGCCAAATTGCAAGTGTATTTGAACGCCATGGGAATGGCAAACAATCTGACATCCGGAGAATTCCAACAATTCGTGGAAATCGCCCAAGGGTTCGGACTGAATCCATTCAAACGCGAAATCTACGCGAATAAGTACGGGGACAAATTTTCGGTCATCGTCGGGTTCGAAACATACATCAAACGCGCGGAACGTTCGGGACTTTTGGCCGGATGGTCCGTTGTGACGACCGGCGCCGTGAACTATGAGAAACCCAAACAGTCAACTTTGATGGCGACCATCACAATTCACCGAAAAGATTTCCAATTTCCGTTCGTCCATGAAGTGTATTTTTCCGAGTATTTCGGAAGCCGCCGCGATGGAACCATGACGGATTTTTGGAAAAACAAACCGGTGACCATGATTAAAAAAGTCGCCATGGCCCAAGGGTTCCGACTTTGTTTTTCGGATGAATTGGGTGGTATGCCATACACGGCCGAAGAATTGTCCGCAATGGATACCGAAATCAAAACCGCCGGACAACCATCGCCACCGGCGCCCGTCATCAATTTGGACGTGTTGATTGCCCAAATTGAGGCCGCGAAATCGAAATCCGATTTGATTGACATTTGGAAGTCCAATCCGGAACACCATGGAAACCCAGGGTTCAAACATGCGATGACATCACGGAAAAAAATATTGGAGGCGCTGAATGACGGCGCCCCAATTCCGTCCGCCCCAATATCCGATACCGAATCATTGATTGACCAAATCATGGCCGCAGAATCAACCGAAGCCATTTTGGAATTGACGGTTGACCAAACGGACCCCGACGTCATGGACGCCGCCATGACCAGGTTGGAAAAATTAAACGGCGCAATCCAACAAGATTTATTCGAATGATTACAATTGCCATTTTTTTGGTTGCAATCGGATTGATTGGAACCATTGACGCCATTATTCAAACAAACCGATATAAAAACAAATATGACCGAAACGATGACACCGAACCAATGGGTTGACCCCTTAGATGTCCAAACCGCCATCAAAAGAAAATTCCGAACCATCCGCAATTTCTGCGAATCATCCGGAATCAAATATCACGTCATGACCAATGCCATCACCGGGCGTTTGTCATCGCCCCGTTCTCAAGATGTGTTGAACAAAGCCAAACAACAAATCGCCGAATGTGAATTGTTGCCATGTGTTTGGTGTATTGACCAGGAACAACGGGAATTTGTGAAAAACGGTGTGAAAAACAGGTTTGGAACCTTGCAAAACTTTTGCAAAAGCCACCCGGAATTCACGTTGACTTTTGTCCACAACGTCATTGCCGGAAAACGCAAACGAGTTGATGACCGGGTGTTGGCATTGATTGAAATATTGAATGACCATGAATGAACCAAAAAAATTTCGTCATGGTTCATTGTTTTCAGGAATTGGCGGATTCGATTTGGCCGCAGAATGGATGAATTGGGAAAACGTTTTCCATTGTGAATGGAATCCATTTGGCCAACGCGTTTTGAAGCATTATTGGCCAAACGCCGAATCATTTGACGATATAACAAAAACCGATTTTTCAAAATATTATGGAACAATTGACATTATTTCCGGCGGATTCCCTTGTCAACCCTATTCAGCCGCAGGCAAACGACTTGGAAAAGAGGATGAACGCCATTTGTGGCCGCACATGTTGCGAGCGATTGCAGAAATTGCCCCAAGTTGGGTTGTGGGCGAAAACGTTCGCGGCCTTACTAATTGGAACGGGGGAATGGTATTCGACCAAGTGTGTGTTGACCTGGAAAATCTTGGATATTCGGTCGCGGCCTTTCTTATACCTGCATGCGCGACCAACGCCCCACACAAACGCGAACGAATTTGGATTGTTGCCAACACCAATGACCAGGGATTGGAAGGGCGGTCGAACAACCGAAGCGTTGAAAAAATCGGGACGAAATCAAAACAACAGTTTGCCGGACCGATTCCATCAACCTGGAAAAACTTCACAATTGAATCCGCGATTTGTGGCCGAAATGATGGGATTCCCACCGAATTGGACGGAATTACCGTTTCGAAATGGCGAATTGAATCCATCAAAGCATTTGGAAACGCCGTTTGTCCCAATGTAGTTTTGCAAATTTTCAAAACCATCGAAATGTATGAACAACAACAACAACAACAAACGGTCAAATGGCCGTGACCGGTCGCCATCGTTCCAATTTTACCCTGGAGATTGGTTGACCGACCCGAAATTGAACCTTTGTTCGCCGCAGACAAAAGGCGTTTGGGTTGACCTACTTTGCCACATGTATTTGTCCGATGAACCCGGATTTTTGGTTTTTGGCGACATCATTTTGGACGCGAATGGAATCCAAAAGTTGTCCAAAATTAGTCCAAAAGTGTTCCAAAAAGTGTTCGTTGAACTTACCACATTTGGAATCATTCAGCGTGATGAATTAGGGCGCTATTTTTCCAAACGAATGGTCAATGATGAACGGATTCGTAAGCAATGGCGGGAAATTGGCAAATTGGGAGGCAATCCGAAATTGAAAAAAAAGGATAACCCAAAGGATAACCCAAAGGATAACACCCCCGAAAAGCCATTTCCAACCTTTTCATCTTCATCTTCATCTTCTAATATAAATACCCACACTAACGTGTGTGTATTTACACACCCGGTCACAATCGAAATTCAAAAAAATTTTCCGACCGTTGCCAAAATGAAATCGCCGTTGACCGATGACCAGGCCGAAAAACTTTTGGCTGAACATTCGATGGCAGAAATCACCGACGTTTTGGAAGCGATGGAAAACGTTCCGACATTGGCCACCAAATACAAATCAACTTTTTTGACCATCAAAAATTGGATTAAACACCGAAAATCAAATGACAACACCAACAACAACCAACCAAACCGGAATCGAAATCCGAAACCCAATTTCGACGATGCAATTTCGAAGTTTTAACGGACGCGAGATTGTCGAAGCGTCACGAGATACCCAAATTCGCAATTTAACGGACCAAGAATCAATCAAAATGTCTTTGAGGTACATTTTCACATTGGTTGGTCTTAAAAGCGAAAATTTGCCCTCTGAATTGCAAAAAATGGTTTTGATTGAATTCATCGAATCGGAATTCGCCTGGATGACCCCGGAAGAAATGAAATTGGCCTTTCGAATGGCCGTCGCCGGAAAATTGGATGTCGAAATCAACCATTTTCAAAACTTTTCACCCGTTTATTTTGCCGCAGTCGCTAACGCCTACAAAGAAAAACGCGGCGCCGCATTAACCGAATACAATTCAAAAATGTTGGAAATGACAACCAAACCACACCCGTCCGATGACGAAAAAAAATTGATGTTTTGGGGATTTGTTGAAGAATGTTTGTTGAAACGTTGGGACCAATTCGCCACCGGAAAACCAATCCAGTGGCAGACCGTTCCGGGAATCGAACACATTTTCCGGACCATGGAACAATTGGGTTTTGTCCTGGAGAATGAAGACAAACACCAAATCGTTGAAATTGCCAAAAAGCAAATCACCAAACAAATCAACACCGAAGAACCACAAACGCGTGACCGAGCGCGTGAAATCCGTTCATTGCGCGAATCACTCGAATCCGGTGAATTGGCATTCAAACAAAATCAAAATTTGGCAGACATCACCCGTCGCCGTTGTTATGAATTGAGCATGGACCATTTTTTCCAAACATTCCGCAGACAAAACACCGATTTTCGGGCCGTAGTTGAACAAATCAAACAAAACCAATACGAATGACAAAACCCATCAACCCCGGAACCGCCATTCTTTTTTTGCTCAAAAGGGAATATATAAAAGAATGCAAAATTGAAACCGTCGCCAATGACCAGGGCGAAGAATCCGACCGCGCCGTTCATCCAAACGGATGGTCATTTGAACAATGGCTAATCGAAAACAAAATGATTGTTCAACCACAATCCATCATTCAAACGCAAACACCAAAAATTGAACTTTTAAAATGAACAAAATTTTTTTGATTGGCCATGTTGGCCAAGACCCAAAACGAACCACAAATGGAACCGGCGTCAACTATTCGTTGGCAGTAAAAGAACGAACCCGAATTGATGGCGAATGGACCGACAAAACCACATGGGTTGACGTTGTCCATTGGGGACAAAACGCGGACTTTGCCGAAAAATGGTGTAAAAAAGGCGCCAAAATTATGATTGAAGGCCGTTTGAATATCAATGAACGCGTTGATGGCGATGGCGTCAAAAAGCGTTTCACCAATGTTGTCGCGGAATCGGTTGAACTTTTGGGACGTCCATCTGATGGTCAGTCAAATGACCATCAAACAACCGTCAAACAAAAATCCCAACCGGCCGCCGCAGTCAAACATGGGGACGACGATTTACCCTGGTAAAAATGATATTTTAAAAATTAATTGTTGAAAACAATCCAAAAAAACCAACGTCCAATCCGGGGCGTTGGTTCATATTTGCCAAAACAACAACATCATGAATACAGAAAAACGACACCAATGGCGAATTGAAATTGAACAACATTTGCCATCATTCAAAATTGACAATCGGTTTGAAAACCGAATCGTCGCAGAAAATCACCAACCGCGTTTTGTTTCCATGACGGTCGAATTGACCGCCGCAGAATTGGACGAACTGATGTCAACCATCAACACCGGATTCGAATGTCGGTTGATTTCGGTTACAAATATGTCCGAATGTTTGGTCATGGCCATTCAACAAACAAAAGACGTCGTCAAACTCCATTTGTTGGATGGAACACGTCGCGAACTTTGGACGCCGTTGCAAGTATTTGCGCCAATCTTAAAATCGGAAAACGATGTTCGCAGAATGAACGCCAATTTTGACCGGGACGAACCATTTCGCGCCTGGATTGACCAATCCGATTGGAACTATTTATTGGACCATGAATCCGCAGACCGTTTGAAATACACTTTTGCCGAATGATTAGTAGAGAACCGCGAATCAAACGAATTTTGTCATTGATGGTTGAATTGCAAAATCGAAACATGACAACCAGACAAATGTCCGCAGAATTACAAATCACCGAAAGGACGGCCTATCGTTATTTGAAATTATTTCGCGAACATGGAATTGGATTGAATCAAACTAAATTTGGCCAATACACATTTCAACAGGTTGAAACCAAAAAACGACCGGCCAAAAGAATAAAAAATAAAATGAACACATCAAACCAAAACCAGGTTCCCAACGTCGGGAAAATGGCGAAAAAAACACCAATTGAAACCATTTTTGAACGTTTCCAATTCCATGACGATTTTCCCAAATGGATGGCAGAAAACAAAACCGAATTATTGAAGGCAGAAAAACAATTGTTGGCGAAATTTTGCCAATGGATGTGTGAAAGCCAAACCAATTTGGACAAATCCGTTGAACTATTTTTGAAAGAAAATGAAAACCATTGAAAAAATCGCCATCATTTGGGTTGCTCCATTGTTTTTGGTTGGAATCATTGCAATCGGAATCATTTCGACCATCATTTATTTGCTGAAAATGGTTTGGGTGTATTCCGGAACCGCCGGGGCGTCCATCATGTTGGTTCGTGAAATCCGAAAGAATTTCAACAAGGCAAAATGGAAACGCCTACAAAAAACCGATTCGCTCATGGCAGAAATCGACCGTAAAATTAAAAACAACTAAAAAATGGCAAAATGTAAAATCACCAACGCAACCGCCAAAGGCAAAGCATGGAAGGCCGAATGTATTGTGGACGGTGTTTCACGAACCATTCAAGGTGGCCAGGATTCGAGCCGGAACGAATGGGGAACCAAAGGCGGAAAAACAAAAGACCAGGTCAATTCATTTTTGGCCCGTCATGGCGAACCCAAAACCGCCAAACAGAAAATCAATGAATTGAATTGGACAAAGGGAAGCCAAATTGGAAAAACAATCATTTTGCCCGACAAATTTTTCAAAAAATAATCCATCAAAACCAAACCACATGATAAAAAATTTCGAAGAATTTACAATTGAATTGACCCCGACCGAATACCGGTTGATTCCAATGATGGTTGACCGATTCAACAACAAACGCGGAATCATTCACATCGTCACCGCAGAAACAATGATTGCCAAAATCAATGAAGCGTTTGGAATCAAACTAAAAGACACACGAATCCGGAAAATCATTCAATATATCCGGGTGAACAACCTGGTTCCCGGATTGATTGCCACATCAAAAGGTTATTACACCGCAGAAACGACCGCCGAAATCAATGAATGGATTGAATCATTGAAAGCCCGTGAATTTGCCATTCGCCAAATCCGCGAAGTCGCCGAACATCACGTTCATTTGATGGAAACCAAAAATCAACAAACAATTTTCGAAAATGGAACATATTGACATCCAAACATTTTGGAAATTGAAACCAGGCGACCGCGTTATGACCGGAAGCGGACCGGCCACCGTATTGAAGGGACCAACCATTGGTCATTCATACGTGGAACTGAAGGTGGATAAACCACAATGGTTGTCGCCGTATTTTTACCAATACGAAATCAAATCTGTCATCCAATGACCATCGAAAAAATGCCAAATCACAACGAACCAATTGAATTTGAAACCATGGTTGGTTGGCTGAAGGGAAAACGAATTCCGGTGACAATTCATGGATTTGAAACATCATTTTTTGTAAGCGATGAAATCGAAGAAAATCGACATTGGGCAACATTCAAAGAAAGTGAAATTTTCAGTTGGAAATGTATAAATCAAACAGAACCATGACCATCGAACAATTGAAACAACGAATCATGTCCGGCCAACAACAATATTGGAACCGCGACCAGGTCATCCAACTTTTGGACAAATTGGAGCCGCAGAAACAACAATCGAACGTTTTGACCCTATTTTGACCCATGACCAAACACGAAAGGAAACAACACATCAAAGACATCCACAAACGCGCCATCGAAGCGTTGACCGATGACCCGGACACATCACCGGACATGTTCGTTTTGCGCGTTGACGCCCTGGACCAACTTTTGGCCGGAGCCATGTCAATGATTGAATTGATGTATTTGTTTGAACCACAAGACCCGGACGAACCAATGAATCCGTATTTTTGACCATGAACCGACAAATCCGCAGAGCCGCCGGACGTGAACAATCGACCATCCGACGTGAATTTTGGACCGTCATTGATTCATTCCACAAATACACCGGAGCCATTCCGGATGGCGCCGCCAATGAATCACATTTGGCCAAACGATTCAACACCGTATGGATTCAATTTTGTGACCATTGGGAGAAAAAACCGCATTTGTTGAAACCCGACCGACGGGCGTTCATCAATTACGTCACCGGACAACCGGACCCCGTGATTGAAACCGAATAAACCCACAAACCACATCGCCAACAACAACACCGGGCCGAACCAAAGGCCGAAAAATTGGCGACATGAAGAAAACAAAAAGTGGTTCGCCATCGTACCAAAAACCGATGGCAGACAAAAAAAAACCAACACCGCGAAAACCATCCGCCGCAGAACGGACACCCGAAGAAAGGCGCCAGGTTGCCAACGCGATTTGTGAGTTGTACGAAAACGACCATGTGACCATTCAATCATGTTGTGGCGAACATGGAATCACCGACCGGACATTCAAAAATTGGGTTGACCAGGATTCGGAAATTGCGGCCCGTTACAAAATAGCCAAACAAAAACATTCCAAAAACCGAAAAGAGGGAATCAAAGAAAAGGCCGTTGACGCCTTGGAACGCCTGGTTGTTGGGTATTGGGTCGAAGAAACGGAAACCGTTGAATTGTACGGTAAAAATGGCGACATGGCCGGACGTCAAATCAAAACAAAAAAACGATATATTGGTCCCAATCCAACGGCCGTCATTTTCACGCTGAAGAATGCAGACCCGGAGAATTGGAACGAAAACATTCACGTTGAAATGACCGGAGAACCACAGGTGTTCAAAATAGGAAATCAAACCATTTCATTCACATGAACCAACAACAACCAACATCCAAAACATTTCCCGTGACCATTAGCGAACCCGAAATCCAAATGGTCATCCAAAACATCATTGACGATTTGGGCGATGTTCCATCCGCCGCCCGTTGGGTTCGGAACAAATTACATTCCATCAACCATGATATTTTGGTCAATGGAAAAACAATACAATCCATTGAATCACGGGACGAATGGGCAATCATTGACCAATATTTTGAACGCAATATGACCGCCATCATTCGCGCCCAATCAACGCCACACAAATTCCAACCATGATTCGATTCGTGAATCCATTCATTTTTGCGAACGCCTTTTTTGACTCGGACGATTCCATCGACTACCAAGCCATTGGAATTCCACAACCACAGGAATCCGCCCCGGTTAGATTTCACATTGAATCAGTCATGGCATGGAACCAAGTCAGCGAAACACAAACAATGGTCAGGTTGGCAACGGGTTCCGGTTATATTTTAGACTGCGAGATTGACGAATTTGACCAAATCATGGTCGCCAATGGTAGTATTTGAACCGCACCCAAAACAACACGAATTCATGGAGGCCGTTTTTTCCGGCCAATATGAATATTTGTTGTATGGAGGCGCCGCCGGTGGCGGAAAATCTTATGTGTCATTGGCCACATTGATATTGTTGGCGAAGATTTTCCCCGGTTCCAAATCACACGTCATCCGGGAATCATTGCCGACATTGAAGCGGACGACCATTCCAACGTTTTTCAAACTTTGCCCCAAACCATTCATCCGTTCGTATCACCAAACGGACCACATCGTCACGTTCACCAATGGTTCGACCCTGGAGTTTTTTCCCGAAAACTATGTGATGGACAAAACATTGACCCGGTTCGATGGTTTGGAAACGAATTTTTTTCTTTTAGAAGAAGCGCAGGAACTACAAAAAAAGACGTTCGAAAAATGCAAATTGCGCGTTGGACGCCACATCATTCCAAACCAACCGCCCCGTCTTATCATGGCCACATGTAACCCGTCGCAGACATGGACCAAAACAACATTCCATGAACCGGCGATGGCCGGAACATTGCCGGATGGATATTTTTATAAACGGGCGTTAATGATGGACAATCCGTCGTTACCGCCCGAATATTTGGCCGCGATGGATTCATTGGATGAATTGACCCGGGCCGTGTTCGTCAATGGCGATTGGGACGTTTCCGACGTTGAACGTCCGTTCGCCTACGCGTTCAACAAATTCAAGACGGTGAAAACGAATGTGGCCATCCATCCGAACGAACCAATCATTTTGTCTTTCGATTTCAACGTTGACCCAATCACATGTGTGGCCGGTCAATCGTATGGCGACAAAATCCGAATCATTCGGGAATTCCGATTGAAGAATTCCGACATATATCGATTGTGTGAAACCATCCGGGTTGAATTTGGCGACCGATTGTTCATCGTCACCGGTGACGCGTCCGGGGCCAACCGTTCGGCCATGACCAGGGGCGCCGTGAATTATTACACAATAATCCGCGACGAATTGCAATTGCCAAAAACATCATTCAAGGTTCCAAGCGTGAACCCATCCATAAAAAATTCGCGTGTTCTGCTGAATTCGATTTTGGAGAAACACCCGGACATGGTCATTGATTCATCATGTCAATGGTTGATTCATGATTTGCAGAACGTAGAAACAACCGCCACCGGGGACATCGAAAAAACAAAGGATTCGCAATTGTCACACCTTTTGGATTGTTTCCGATATTATTTGTGGACGTTCCACAATGATTTTGTCAAATACCGAAATTGATTTTCCATTACCTTTGAACGAAACAAAAATTCAAAGGATATGCCCAAAAAATTGGAACGTTGTGTGGCCGACGTCATGCGGACCGGAAAATCCGAATCGTCCGCGTATGCCATTTGTCAATCGTCAATCAACAAAGCCAAAAAGGCAAACCCAAAACCCAAACGATGAATTGGTTCAAACGACAACAACCCAAACCAAACCCGGTGATGGCAGAATCAAAACACATCACCGGTTCAATCATTCCATTGACAAAGATTTTCACCGATTCCGACGGTGACAATTGGTTTGAATACACAAACCCGTTGCAAATGCCATCGAAACGAACCATCGCCGCCGAAGTGGCGACCAGGTTCGCGGAAATGAACATGACCAAAGACCAATTGAAAACGATGGTCGAATCCATGAAGAAATCCGCCAATTCCGGGAACATCGTTGAAATGTTTCATTTGTTGGCAGAAATCGAATGGCGTTTGGAATTCATTGGCGAAGAACAAACGTTGATTGAATTGGCCGCATGTTATTACGTCCTGGATGGCGAAGACGAAACCAAATTCAATGACGTATTCAAACAACGCCGGATTGATAAATTGAACAACAATCCATTGGTCCGCGATTTTTTTGTCCAAAGGGCGTTGACGTCCACAATCAAATTTTCCGAATTATCGTCGGACGATATCCAAGAATTTTTGAAAGTCAGCGCCCAGGAAAACGAAAGATTCTACCGGATTTTGCAGTCGCTCAGGTCGGGAAATACATTGACGACATCAATTTCACGAATCAAATCATTTGCGAAAACAAAGTCACCGAAATGATGGCGTTGGAATCATTGTCGGTCGATGAATACTATCAAACCATTTCAACGTTTTTCCGGATTCAAGACGAACGGAACGAACAAAAAGAAAAATAAAAAAATCAATGGCAACTGAAGTCAACAACATATTGTTCAAACTGCAAGCGGACACCGCCCAATTACGGAGCGAATTCGCAAAGTTGAACACCGGAATTGAAAACATCCAAAAGAACACAAAGACCGCCGAATCCGGATTGAAGGGTTTGAAAACAACCATTGCCGGAGCGGCCGCCGCATTTGGCGGATTGTCAATCGCCGGGGCGTCCGTTGATTTCGCAAAAGGGGCCATCAAAGCCGTTGCGGATTATGAAGCCGTGAACATTTCATTGGAAACGTTTTTGGGTTCGGCAACCGCCGCAAAAGAATTGTTCGCAGAATTGGAACAATTCAGCATCAAAACACCGTTCACACCCGAACAGGTCAATGACGCCGCCAAATCACTTTTGGCATTTGGTGAACCGGTCGAAGGTTTACAAACCACATTGGGACGGATTGGGGACGTTGCATCCGCGACGGGAAAAGATTTCAACGAATTGGCCGTGATTTATGGAAAAGCCCGTGTTCAAGGGACGTTGTTCGCTGAAGACATCAACCAATTGACGGAGGCCGGTGTTCCGGTCATCCAATTGTTCGCGGACCAATTGGGCGTTTCCGCCGGAGAAGTCAAAAAATTGGGTTCCGAGGGGAAAATCTCATTTGCCAATTTAGAACAGGCGTTCACAACATTGACATCCGAAGGCGGACGGTTTTTCGGGTTAACGGACAAATTAAGCCAATCAACCGCCGGTCGATTGTCCACATTGGAAGGCAATTGGACGGAATTGAAACGGACTGTTGGCGAAGGCGTTTTGCCCGTGTTTGAATTGTTGACGGACGCCGCGTTCGCCGTCATTGCCGGACTTCAAGCCATTCCATCGGTTGTTGAAGAAAACCGCCGGACATTTATTTTGTTGGCCGGTTCGGTTGGAATATATGTGGCCGCACAAAACGCCGCGTTGATTTCACAATTGCGTTATGAAATAGCATTCAAACGACTATTGATTCAAGAACAAATCGGAACCGCCATTCAAAAATTGAAGGCGTTTTGGACCGCCGCCAATACCGTCGCGACTAATGTCGGAACCGGGGCGACTGTTGCCAATACGGTAGCAACCAGGGCCGCCGCATTGGCCACCGCCGCATGGAACGCCGCATTGAAATTGAATCCAATTGGTTTGGTCATTGCCGGATTGACCGCCGTTTTGTTGGTTTTTTCCGATTACATTTTCGCCACCGACCAAGCCGTTGAAGCCACCGAAGAATTAAGCGCCGCACAAAAGGCAGTCGCAGACGTCAACGCGATTGCCAATGAACAAATCGCAAAAGAAACGGGAGAATTGAACGCGTTGTTCCAAGCCCTGAAGAATACCAACGCCGGTTCAGAGGAGCGGAAAAAATTGATTGATGAAATCAATGGTAAGTATGGAACCACATTGACGAACATCAAAAATGAAAAGGAATTCATTGAACAATTGGATGTTGCCTATCAAAATTTGATTAAGCAAATCAAAATCAAAGCGCAAACAGAGGCCAAACAACAAGTTTTGACGGATTTATACGCCAAACAAGCCAGGGCCCAACAAGTCGCCGCCAATAGTTATGTTGATTTGGCGAAATCTTTGGCCGCAGGAAATGAAGCCGCTCAAAAAATTTATGCGGATTTGGTTCCGTCGCAAAAGAAAATTGTCGATGATTTGTTGGCAAACAACCAGGCCGTTCAAAATCAATTGGCCGAAGCGCCTTTGCAAGTTAGCGGCGCCGCATTGGAAACGGCGCAAAATTACGCGAATTTAGCCGCGACGTTGGACCCATTAATCGCCAACAATCCATTCGCAAAAATTACCGAAGAAGAACAAAAAGCCGTTGACGAATTCAACAAAATTCAATTTGGATTCACCGACGAACAATTGGCCGAAGCCCAAGCCAACGGACAAAAATTGTTCACCGCCTTTGATTTGTTTTTGAATCAATACGAAGAATCGTCCGCGCAAATTGAAGCCGTAAACAAAGAATTCGTGATTGACCCATTCACCGGAACAACAACGGGCAATTTGAGCAAATCACAACAAACGGCGGCAGACAATTTGAAAAAAGCCATTGCAGACCTTAAAAATAATTTACAAAAGGAATTGGCCCGTCAACAAGTTGATTTGAAATTCCAACCGCAGTTGGCAGACGACCCGAAAACATTTCGGGAACGTTTGAATCGGATTGAAACCGAAACCGCCAAAACAATCGACCTTTTCAACCTGGAGATGGACCAACGCGAAGCCCAAGCGATAGCGGAAGGAACATACACCGAAAACGCGTTGGCATTTGCTGAATTAAGGAAAAACGGAATTTTGTTGATTCAAGGTGAAACCCAAAAGGCCATCACCCAATTGACAAATGAAGCCGAAACCGAACGAAATAATTTTTTGGCAGAAACGGACAAAATCAACGCGGATTTGAAATTACAAAGGGAATTGGACGCCATTAGGGTTTTGGAAGGTGAACGTTCAAAATTGATTGACCGATTGTCCAAAGCCCGGAACGCTCAGGAAAGAAACGAAATTCGAGTTCAATTGAATTCCAATTTGCAAGCGATTCGCGACAATAACAAAAAAGCCGAAAAATTGGAATTGGACGCAATCACTAAAAAACGAGATGCGGCCGTTAAAAAAGAGGGGGCGACCGCCGAAGAAATCGCCGCAATCAACGCCCAAGCCGAATTGGATATTTACAACGCCACAAAAAAATATTCGGACGCCCGAACCGCATTAAACAATGAAGAAACCGACAATTTTTTGGCGAATGAAGAAAAAAAGAAAAAAGAAGTTGAAGACGCGTTGAATGATTTAATTGACGCAACAAGGGAGGCCGCCAAACAATTCATTGATTCACAAATCACACAAACGGACGCGTTGATTGAACAACAACAAAAACGCGTTGACGCCGCCCGTGATATTGCAGAAAACGGAAACGCCGAACTTTTGCAATTGGAACAAAAACGTTTGGACGATTTGACCAAACAACGTCAACGATATGTCGAAGCTCAACAAGCGTTGACATTGATTGAAATTGCCGCCAATTCAGCGTTGGCAATTGCAAAGGCCGCCGCCGCCGGGAATGGAGTGGCAACCGCGTTGACCGTGGCCGCCGCCGTTGTGGCATTGGCCGCAGGATTTGCCCAAGCCAGGGCGCAAGCGCAAGCCGCCGCATCATTCGCGACGGGTGGATATACGGGTGATGGCGGAAAATTTGAACCGGCCGGTATTGTTCACCGTGGCGAATTCGTAATCACAAAAGAGAAAACACAAAAATTCCGTCCGATATTGGAAGCCATACACACCGGACGAAATCCAATGTTAGTCAAAGGTTTTTCCGAAGGTGTGATGGCCGCCAACACAAAGAATATGGAAAACAAATTGGAACGGATTGAAAAGGCCATCCGAGGCCAACGCGGATTGGAATTGTCAATTGACGAACGCGGAATCAACGGAATCGTTTCCCGTCTGCAATACAAACAAAATCGAATCAAAAACGCCGCGCGATGAAATCACCCATTGTCATCAAATTAAACGGAACCGTCATCAATGGTCGAATTGATGGCGTTGAACAATTCAACATCACATGGCGTGAAAACGATGACGATGGCGGATTGGCAAAGTCATATTCAACCGAATTGCGATTTTACGATGACGGTTATTCAATTTTGAAAACAGTTTTGATTGACAACCCAAACGGATTTGTGAACGAGGTTGATGTTCAAATTTTTGATGAATGTTGTGGACGTTTGGTGTTTGACGGTTTTATTTCTGGAAATTCAATTGATTGGTGTGAACCTGAATGTTGGATTTCTGCAAGTGTGGTTGAAAAAAAAGAATTATTGAATTGCGTCAAATCAACATTAATCACCGACAATCACAATGATTTTTTGAATCAACCACAAAAAAAACTTAGATATTGTATTGAAACGCGGCCCGACTTTATTTATTCAATACTTTTTTTGATTTATGGAATATTAAACACGGCGATTTTTTTGATTTTATTGCCTTTGTCATTGGTTGTGGTTGTGATTCAAGGAATTGCGTTGGGAGTTTGTTTGCTTTTTTGCGCCATTCCGGGCACCGGTTGCAATTCGGCAACATGTACGGGCGGAACATGGACCCATCCATCCGGGGCGTTTTCTGATATTTCCGGATGGTTCAATAATTTGCGTGACAGGATGATTCAATGTCAATGGTATCATCCAACCGCGTTGGTTCGTGATTACATTCAAAACGTTTGTGACAAATGTGGATTGACCTTTGAATCGTCAATTTTGAATGACCCATCGTCGCCATATTACAATTTATTATTGTTGTCCGCCCCAGTTCAAAGGGGATACAAACCAAGCGAATCCGAATCACGTTTGATTGAACAAAACTATCCAATCGAATCATTGGACACATTGATGACCCGTCATTTAAACGCAATTTTCAACGCGCGATATTGGATTGTGGGAAACAAACTGATTTTTGAACGCAAAGATTATTTTTCATCCGCGTCAACATGGATTGACGCCGAACAATTGTTGAACGATGGCAGAATCATTGAAAATCAAATTTGTTTTTCATGGATTGATAAACCACAAAAGGCATACGCCGTTTACAACTATTCGTTGGACGCGATTGATATGACATGCAATGAAGCCGGAAGCCGTTTTGAAGATATTGTGGAATGGAATTCGCCGCCATCATTGCGTCAATCGGAATCATTGGAATTGACATTGTTGTCATCCATGGCCCGTTTTCGATGGGACGGAAACGGAACGGACAATTTGGAACAACAAATCTACACCGGATTGATTTTCGCGTTTCCATTTATTCCAACAATCCAAGCGTCACGGGGACTTTTAATGATGGGACAACATACGCCATCCAATTACAAATTTTTGATTTGGGACCCTGCAAGCGGAAATGAAAACGCAAAAGTTCAAACCAATTATGACCAGGCATTCACAAACGGTCCGGTTTTTCGTCCATTTATGACGCCAGGTAGCGAAATATTTGCCGCGTTTGATTCAAACAATATTGTTCCGCCACAACATTTGTTCAATTACCCAATGTCGTTCAATGAACAAAACACGAATAATTTGTATACGTTATTTCATTACATCGACAATCCAAGGTTGGCCGGAAATAAGACGTTCAATTTCAATTTCACATTTTCGTTTGAATGCGGCCAATTCGACGCCATTGATTTTTCAAAATCAATTCGTCTGCGAGTTGGAAACAACATTAAATTTGGAGAAATCAAAGAATTACAAATTGATTTCGTGAAACGGACCATTGGCGTTTCCGGAATCGTTTAATAAATAAAAAAAAATGTCCATACATAGAATTGATATTGTTGGCGGAATACAACCAGATGGTCCAACCAATTATTTGGATTGTTGTCAAACATGCCAAACGGCAACCGTGACGTTTGAAAACGTTCACAATTCCGATTTGAACATCACCCTGTTTGATATTGACGCCATTGGTTCGGGTTTATCAATTACCGTGACGGCCATCAATGGCGGCGCCGTTTCATGGCCTTTTTTTATTGCTCAGGGTGACACATTCACATTGGACATTGAATTTTGTTGGGACGGAGTGACAACACCATTGACGCCGTGGGACGGAAAATTTGTTACCGTTGAACATGGAAACGATTTGTCGTGGAATTTCGCCATGGAATGCGTTGATTGGTCAACGGTTTGGACAATTCCAAACCCTGCGTTTGACTTTACAGACACACCAATTGGTTCGACCGGTTCGCAATCACTAACATTGTCAAATCCAACAATTGGACCCGTTTCAATTAGTTTAGATTTCACCGGTTGTGGTTCACCATTACCAATACAAACACCCGACCCGTTTGTTTTGGCGCCAGGCGGAACGGGTGATTTGACGTTGACATGGACGCCGACCGATATTTCCGACGCGCTCGATTGTTTCCCGGATTATTGTGACAATCTTTTCAAAATAACAGGAAACGCCATTGAACCCGATTGTGAATGTCTTTGTTGTGAAAACATCGAAATCCAAACCGATGGAAACTATTTGAATCCAAGTTCGGGTTTTTGTGGCCCTGATTTGATTTATTTCAAATCGTCTTTTTTGGACAAAAAAACCGTTGTGTTTTCAATGAAATACGCCGTTCAGTTGGTGACGGGTTGGAATATTCAATTTAACCCGGCGTTGTTTGGTTTGGAATGTATTTCACCTTTTGACGACGTCAACGCGCCTTTGCCGGTTGGATACTACATTCAATATTTGTCCGGAGCGCACCCCGACGGCGTGGCACAACCAATGACATTGAATGGAGCCGGTGTTTCTGCCAACAATTTAAAAAATTGGGAAGTATTTTTCAGACCAACGGATTCATTGAATGGTCGATTCAATATTGAATTGACGTTCTACATGATTCAAGATTTCGAACAATTTTTGACGTCATTGACTTTTGACAATGGCCAAAAATTAAAACGAAATACATTCTCAGCCATTAATGATTGGGACAATTCATTCCCGTCGGTTTACAATTCTGTAAAATCTTTACAAGGGGCGTTTTTTGTCAAAGACCCGGCCACCCTGGTTGATGGCGAAATTTTCAAATGTGGAACCATCACATGTTCATCGTTCACCGGTAGATTTTACAACAAAGGGTTATTCAACAATCCATCCGAATTCACCAATCCAAATTTCACAATTTCCCGAAACATTGGAACGGTGACGAATTTTTCAACCATTGAAAACACAAAAGTTCAATTCACAATCAATGTGAATCCGGCGTATGGAGCCGCCCGACCCGACATTGTTTTTCACCTGTTTGATGTGACAACATTCGACAATTCCGTTGATTTTTTAACGGCAACCGATTCGTCACGGGCGTTCGTTGCATCGTTGCCGGGAACGGGTGTTGTGAACAACCATTTGGTTCGACCTGGTCAATTGGGTAGTGTTGGACCGGATTGGATGTGTTCATTGCATGTTGGAACAACGGTCAATCCGTCGTCGACCTATCGAATGGCGGCGATTGTTTATTCATCCAACGGCGAAATGGTCAATACCTTTTTGTCCGACCCTATCACAGTCACCCAGATTCCGGACCGCGATTGTGATTGTGAATTAGATTTCGATTCAAGATGGAACCAATATTTTCAAACCCAAACGCCGGATTGTATTCGCCCGGTGGCAAAAGAAAGAATTGGACACCGTTTGTTGATTGAAGGCGGCGACTTTGAAAACTGTTTGACCAATTGGGGATTCACATTCGATAGTTGGATGGACCGTTTGTTGACGGTGACTTTGAGAATTTACAAACGCCGCGAAGATTTTCCGAACCCAGGAAAAACCACATTTTTTCAATACGAACAACATCAATCGGTCGCGTCAAACGCGTTTCCGGGCGGATTCTCGAATCCAAATGATTTGTTCGTTCAAAAGATTGGCCCGAATGTTTTGGAAACGATTATCGCAGACCGCCGCGTTCGTTGGGAAAACAATATTTTTTCGGGTGGTCAGGTGTTGACGGCAAACACGAACAATTACATGAACCGAACACCGGCCGGACCATTGGGCGGAATTTACGCGTCCACATTGGGAATCACCGATTCATGGATAAATGATGACATATTTTTCGAATACACGTTCACATTCAATTTTTCTGCGGATGTCAACGCGCCTTTGTTTTGGAATATCGTCAAAGCGTACCGAGTGAGTGCGATTGATTTAGAACCGATAAATTCCGGATACGAACAAAGATTGACCGACGTCACATTTGAAGGTCAAGACCCAACAACCGGCTTGTATGTTCCAATTGAAGCGCCATTTTGTTTTTCAAATTACACAACCATTCGTTTGACATACCAAGCGGACCGCGAAGGGAATTTTTTGTTTTTCATTGAACCGGAGCCATTCGGATTGTCGGTGATTGCAGAAAACGACGAAATCGCATCACCAACGGACCAAACACAATTGACATCGCCAATCGTTTTGTCCCAGGATTCCGCATTTGACCCCGTGACGTTTACCGCCCAAGTTGTTTTGGATGGTTCGGCGTTTGAAAACAAACGTTATTTGTTTTGCGGATATTTAAGCAGTCCCGAAGCGGCCGCCATTTGTGAGTATTTTTTGAGCAATTTCAAAATTGCCGGTTCGTCATTGATTGTGTTTCCATCGCCGCAGGTTGGCGACACCATGACCGGAACATTCAACAATGTGACCGCCGGTCGAACATTGACGATTCGTTCATCAAATGGGGACACAATTTATCCGATACCGGGGACAACATATTATTTTGAATATTCATTCAGCGTTCCGACAACCAGGCCGTTGGACTTCCGATTCGGGACATTGTCAACGTCGGGACCAATTGATGTGACCTTGCCAATTGGTTCAACGTCGGGTTCATTCACAATGATTTGGGGCGCCGACACGGCCGGATTTTGGACAATGGAAACGGGGGCCGGTACGGACATGACCGGAACATTTGCGTTCAAATTAGGGAATCAATTGTGTCCATAATTTTGATTAACTTTGAAACATGGAATTGTTCGATTCTTATTCATTGGCAAACGGTCAAATCTATTGTGACCAAACCACATATTGTGAATATGCGGACCCAAATTCGCGCGTGTTATGTACTGAAGTGCGAAACGCGTGTGGCCAATTGTGTTCCGATTTAATCGTCACAAATGGTTTGGTTTTGTGTGATTGCAATGATTCATGGAATTGCAAATTGTGTTTGAATGACGTTCCATTTTGGATTCCATTTGAAGACGGTGACACATTTGATTTTCAATTTCAGCAATCCAATGACATAAAGGAACCGCCATGTGAATTTGGATGGTTGCCATCGGATTTGGTTGGATTAACTGACACCGCGTTTGCTACATTTGAAATTCGCGCGTGTTGTGATGACCAGGCGTTGGAAATTACCGAGGAAATGTTTCCAATCATTGCCCCGAATCACTACGTTGGCAATTACACGTCAACGGATTATTCGGGAAATGAATCAATCAATCCGATTCAAATGATTCGATTCAATTTGTCTGCCATTCAAACATATATGGTCGGCGCCGGATTGGACCCGTGTTTCTATTTTATATTCAATTTTTCAAATACTGCGGACTGTATTCCATTTACCGAAACAACAAACGAATTTTGTTCGGAGCCATTCAAAATGGTTCCATGTTCTAATGGAGAAAAAACACAATTGATTGAATCGGTGTTTCCGCGAACTGATTGTTTTAATTTTTACTATGGAATGAATTTCACGGGCGGCAATGGAAACCCGTTTCAATATTCAAATCGAATTCGTGTTCCCGGTTCGTTTGAACGAACCAATTTCACAATCACAAAAGAATTGATTGGCGCCACATTGAAAACAACGGCCGCGCAATACTGCGAAAATTGGGTTTTGCGGACAATGAATTTGCCGGAAACATTCGTCAAATTATTGGTGAACATTTTCACCGGGCGTGATGTGTACGTGAACGGGACCGAATATCAAGTCCAAGGCGAAATCGCCAAAAACAACGACATCGGTTCACAATGGTTTTTGGAAACTACATTCGAACGTTGTGAATGCGACAAATCTTTGAATTGCGAATGATTACAATTGAAAACATATCGACCGCGTTGTCAAATGACCAATATCGTCCCAAAAATTGGGAGCATTGGAATAAAGTTCGGACAACGATGTTTATTCATACACGAGGGAAAAACCCTGGAGAAATATTGACGTCACGTCGTCCCAATGAAGACCCGGACGTCCAAAAATATCGTTTGTCCATTTACGAACCAATCACAAAAGGTTCAATGAACCGGGCGATTGATAAATTGTTCCGGATATTCCAAAACGCCAATTTTTCCATTTCCGTTTCGGATGAATTGAACACGTATCTGACGGAACGAAAGTTCGATGGACAATATTTTTATTCGTACATCCAAAAATTCGTTGTCCGCAGAATGATTGAAGACCCGAACGGATGGTTGGTGTGGATTCCGGTTGGTGAAGGGTTGACCAATCCGGCCGTCAAAGTAGACGCCGAACCCGTGTTGATTATGTCCGACCAAATCAAAGTGTTGGAACCTGGATTGTTGACATGGCAATCCATGGACGAACATTCACCCGTCATGGTCAATGGCAAATCGCAAATGACCGGGTTGATTTATTACTCATTGACCGACAACCAATTTTTGAAACACACCCAGGTTGGCCAGGCAATCGACAAACGATTTGAAACCGTTGTCATTTACCAACATGATATTGGCGCCATTCCGGGCGTGATATTGGGCGGCGATTTGACGGATGAACATTTTTTCGATTCATATTTTTCGGCCTTTGTTCCGTTCGCCAATGAAGCCATCCGCCAATATTCCGATTGGACCGCCGTGATGACAACATCCGCGTTCCCGTATCGCGAAGAAATCGCGGAAAATTGCAATGGTAAGGGTTGCCGCGATGGTATTGTCTACAATCACGAAACCGAAGAACACGAAACATGTGGCATTTGCAAAGGAACCGGACGTGTGATTTCACGTTCGCCATTTGGCGTATTTCTGCGAGAAAAGGCCAATCCGGCGTTGGGTGTTGATGGCGACGTCAACGGCCCAATGATTCGATTTATTTCACCGGACGTTTCCATCATTGAATATTCGGGCCAGGCATGGCAAACACTTTTGAAGAAAGCCGAAGAATCATTGCATTTGAACGTAATTGATGAAAGTCAATCCGGAGTGGCCAAAATGATTGACCGCGAAGATTCATTTAGTCAGTTGACCAAAATATCGAACAACATATTTGATGAAATCATTTTCAAATCATTGTTGTTCATTGAAAAATATCGGAACGTCGTTCAACCCATGAATCCGGTCATCACCAAACCGATTTCGTTTTCAATGAAGACCGAAGACGATTTGATTGATGAATTGAACAAATTGACGGACAAAAACGCGCCAATTGCGTTTCTCGTTGAATCGACAAAAGATTTGGCCCGGAAACGTTTTTCGGGAAACAAGTCCGTTTCGCGAATGGTCGAAGTGTTGGTCAGTTATGACCCTATTTTCCATTTGAACACCAAAGACAAACAAATGTTGTTGGCGGCCGGTTCCATCAAAAAAGACGATTTGATTCGCTCGTTGTTTGCCTACAAAACGTTGACCGGAATCACCGCAGAATTCGGAACGGAATTTTTGGAAAAACCATTGTCGGAAATATTCGCCGAATTGGACCGCAGAATTCAACCGACCATTGATTCGTACATCACCACCCAATTGATTCAAACCACCTAATGGAATTTGGCGACAACGTCATTGAAATCATTCGCAAACAAGACCGCACCGTTTCCGCCGCCAATCAAACGTTCTTTGATTCATTACCGGCAACGGAACAACGGATTTTTGCCGCAGTATCAAAACACGTCCAAAAGTTTTCGTCCGATGGCGAAAAATTCGTGTTTGATGACGGGAATGTGTTATTGACCAACCAGGTTGAACGAATCATTTTGGACGCCCTACAATCGTCCAAATATCCATCCGACGTCAACGGATTTTTGCGGAATTTCGAAACGTTGAAACAATACAATTTCGACATCCATGGCAATGTCAATGATTTGTCGCCGGAGCAATTGGGCGAATTGATTAATCCAATCCAACGCGGAACGGTTGAACAAACATTGCAGTCATTGACGGGTTCGGGTGTTTCAACCAATTTCATCGAACCAATCCGGACGGGAATTTATCAAAACATTGTCGCCGGTTCAACCAAAGCGGATTTGGAGGCGTATTTACGGCGCTACATTTTGGGGAATCCGGATGTGGATGGTTTGTTGTCGCGATATGTCAAACAAGTAAGCCGGGACGCCCTGAATCAATTCGATGGCCAGGTGAACGCGAAGATTGCGAACGAATTCGGATTGGATGCCTATCGATACGTCGGTTCGTTGATTGAAGATTCACGGCCGCAATGTCGGCGATGGGTTGCCATGGGTGTGATTCAAACAAAGGATTTGCCGACGGAAATTGCCTGGATGAATGCGAATGGAACCGGAGCGATTCCGGGAACATCGCCCGAAACGTTTTCCATTTACCGGGGCGGATACAATTGTCGCCATTCGGCCATTCCATTCAAGTTGACCAAATCACAACGGGAACGATTGAACATGGAGCCGGCAGAAGTCGCGCCCGTGAAAATTGAACAACAAATCAACGAGGTTGAAAAGGAGGTTGCAAAGGTTGAAAAGCAAACAACCACCGCGACCAAACAAAAGGAAATTAATCCGGAAATATTTTTATCGACACAATCAAAATCAACGGTTGACCAATTCAATGAAATTGCCGCCAATGCCAATGGTATCATTGAAACAATAAATGCCAAAGGAACATTTGTGACATTGCGAAAACCGTCGGAATGTACGGGACCAGGAACCAAAAAATTTGCCGAAGCAACCGGAAAAAAATTGACTTTGCCGACATATCAAATTGGAACGATTTCCACCAATTCGGGCGGCAATTGCGCGACCAATAATTCATATTTGAATATTAAGATTGGCAAAGGGGAAAAAATAATTTTTAAAAAATACAATATTGAATCAACCGAAGATTGGTTGAATCAACACGCGGAAAAATATGGATATAAAATTCGCGAAAGTGGCAATAAAAAATTGTTGACGCGTGACGTTGCGCGAGGTTATCAAATCGCCGGTGAATTTCAAAATGGAAAATTTAAACCATGGACCATTTCAACCATTGCAAGTGATGTTGACCAAAACATCGCGCCAACCATTACACATGAATTGGGACACGCCATCCAAAACGCTAATGATTCAAGAGCCGCCGAAATCATGTTGTCATTGTTGAATAAAAAAGGATTAAAGTTGTCGGATGCGCCTACATTGTATGGTCAAACAAACAAACAAGAATTTTGGACTGAATCATTCACATCGTATGTGTATGCAAATGATTTTTTGAAGACATCACATCCAAAGGTTTTTGAATTCGTCGAAGATTATTTGAAGGCCATGAAAATTGATATTAACACCGTAAAAATTGCCAAATGACAATTGAACAAATGCAAAAGTTGTCGGAATTGACAACGGCGGCCGCCGAAAAAAATGACATTGCCACATTGCAGAAAATCAAAACAATCATTGACCAGGATGTCGCCGAAAATGGAATTGAATCGACGTTGGGAACCGAATGGTTTGAATCGTCATTGACCGGCGAACAATTGGCGGCATTGAAATAAATTGTATATTTGAACAAACATTCAGACATGAACAAAATTCGCATTCAGAACGTCAAAACCGGGAAAATTTCCGAAGTGACACAATTCGCATGGAACACGCTGAAGAAAGGCGGCAAATCGAAGTTTTACGAAATATTGAACAAACCTTCGGAGCCGGTGAAATTCAGCGCCCCAAAGTTGGCAGAAACAAAAATCGTCGAAGCCGAACCAATCATTGAAGAACCGGAAACCAATTCGGATTTGGCGTTTTTGGAGCAAGACGAAAACGAATACAGAGAATCCAACGGCGTTGAATCAAAACCCGTGAAAAAAGGCCGTAAACCCAAAAATTGAAATACATGACCAACATTGAAAAGTTTTTGAAAAAGATTGGTGTACCATCCGACGCCATCGCAAAGTTGAACACCGAGGCCGACGACGTCAACATTGACGAAATCGCCGGAGAATTCCAAAACATTCAACGTGATGTTTTGAAAAATAATCCGGATTTCATTGGTTCGATTCGCGGCGAAGTAAAGGGAACCGAATTGTCGAAGATTGAGCAAAAAATCAAAAAGACATTCGGTCTATCGACTGAAGACGTCAAAGACAAAAAATTCGATGACATCATTTCGGTGGCCTTTGAAAAAATGAACAAAACGGCCGGGGCCGGCGCTGAAGAATTACAAAAACGATTGATTGAATTGACCAACGAAAACAAACGCCTGGTTGATGAAATCATTCCGCAAAAGGAAAACGAGGCCAAACAGGCCATCAAAACGTTCAAACGCGAATCGTTCATCCAATCCGCCATCGCCAAACGTTCGTTGATTATTTCGCCCGAAGTTGTGAAACCGGCCGTCCAAACATATTTGGATTCCAATTTCAATATTGACGTTGATGACAACGGGGAAATCATTGTCAAAACGAAAAACAATTTGAATCCGTTGAACAATGATGGAACAAAAATCGTTACATTTGACGAAATATTGGATGGCCATTTGACGACATTGGGTGTGATTAAACAATCCAATGGCGGACAACAAACGCCACCAAAACAAACCAATGGAGCGCCGCAGACGCCGCCATCCGGAAACGGAGCCGAACCGCCAAAATATCAATTGGCCGGAATGGCAAAGGCCCAAGCCAACGCCGCATCATTGCAGACAATGAAAGTATTCGGAAACGAATCGAAATAAACCGGGGCCGTCGGGCCGTAAACGAATCACCGGGTTGATGGCGAACCGTAAACGCCAACCGGGGAACCGACCCAAATTCGGAATGATTGCCATCATGGCGACCATTACGCGTTTGGGTTTTGTGTTATCTAACCCCAACAAAATCAAACAAAAAAAACCTTTTTAAAAATTAAAAAAATGGCATTTACTCAAGGACTTTGTCAAAAATTGCAAACGGATTTAAATTCCGTTGCCGGAATGAACGCGCCGGCGCTGAAGCGCGACCGCGTTGGGTATTTGGACGCCCTAATGTCCGAAGAAAACCGCATGGGTTTTGAAGCGATTCCAATTCCAACAAATGGAAAATATCGCGCCGTTCAAGTGAACTACATTCAACGCGGAACGGCGGATTCGGTGAATTTAACATGTTCCGCATCATGTGATACCGACCAGGAAATTTCACCGTTGGAATCAATCGTGAACATCACCGAATGTATCGAAACAAAAGGAATGTTGTTTTCTGAAGACCAAATGAGAAAACTTTGCGAAGCGGATTCCGTTTATGTTTCCAACGTTATCATGTCGCAAATGAACGCCATCAACACGGCGTTGAATTCTCAATTGCTCGCAGAACAATCAACCAATTTCGGCAAATTCAGCGATGGAACAACCCAAAAGGATGTTCAATTGTTCGAAGCCACATCAAACGCGCCCCGTGCGATTGCGGCCGCCCAAATCCGTCACGAATACGATTTGACCGGAGCATCCGGAGCGCCAATGATTATTGGCGGCGGAAACTTTGATTTGTACGCAAAAACCCAACAAATCGCGTGTTGTAATTCATCAACCGGAATGGATTTAAGCCGTTGGACTGACTATCGCTATTACAACGACCGTTTTGTTGACACCGTAATTGGCGCCAACGAATTCATCGTTTTGGCCCCCGGCGCCGTTCAATTGCTCACATGGAACAAATACGTTGGTGATTACGCGAAGCGAAACGACGTGTTTGAACATGGAACAATCACCGACCCATTCACCGGGTTGACCTACGATTTGAAGGTTCACTATGACGATTGCGCGGACGCCTGGTCAATCAAACTCCAATTGAATTGGGGATTGTTTTTCATTCCGGCCAACGCGTTTGGAACCGGCGATTTGAACGAAGGTGTGAACTACACATTCCATTTCGCTGATTGTTCAACAATCGTTGGTTGCGACTAATTCAAATAATTTTCTAACATAAAAAAACATAAAAAATGGCATTATGTACGTCAGCATGTGCGCCCGCATTACCGCCGGCGCCGTCCGCCGGTTGTGGAATCACAACCCGAAACGGCGGAATTTCGAAATTGGCATTCATCAAATGTGACTACACATTCACCGACGTAAGCGACCGCGACGAATGGATTGCGGCGATTGCCGCCGGTGATGTTGTGTTGACTGGTTTGGTGTTGGGCCAAAAGGCAAAAGGAACATTCACCAAAAAACGCGTTTCGTCATGTACACCCGAAAGTATTGTTGGTGGCGAAAAGTCGGTGACGTTCCAAGATTACAATGCAGACCCGGACGATTGTACCGACATTAATTTCTACAATGAAATTCAGTTGAACGCGCCGTTGTATCAATTCGGATACTACACATGTGATGGATATTTTTATGGTCCAATCACATCGTTCACAATGGAAGTTGACCAGGTTATTGAAGACAACAACACCGGTTCAATCTACTTTGATGGAACCGTTAGTTGGAACGCCGTGACCATGCCATGTGGCGTGGCCGTGAATTTGGATGGTTTGTAAACCAACCAATGTTGAGTCATAAAAAAACCCGGTTGACGTTCGTTGACCGGGTTTTTTTTCTAACTTTGAAACAAAACAAAAGGAATGGCGCTACAAATATTGGATTGTTTGAATGGTCGAAACGAGGTGATTGCCGAATGTTGTTGTTTGGTTGAATGTACAATTTACAATGGGTATCCATACCAAATTGAAATCACCGATTTGACATTTTCAACGGTTGATTTTACCATCAACAATATATTGTTTGACGGAAATCCAATTTCGTATCCATTGCGAATTGATAGTGAAACTTCAGCAAGTTTGATTTTTTCTTTGTGCGCTCCAATTGATGAATTGACCGAAACCATTTCATTGGACATCACATCCATCACCGATGGAACGGAAACATTCACGTTTGATGTGAATTCGGTTTTACCTTTTAGTGTGATTGCCGAAACTGAATTGATTTTTGGCGATGTTCCAATCAATTCGGGTGTTTCTTTACAAATTAGCATTTCCGACAGTCCTATGTGTTGCAATGATTACTATTTGAGTACATTGACCGCTCCGTTTTCGCATTCCGACGGTGTCACAATATGTCCCGAAAGTGGAACTCAATCGATAAATGTATCATTTTCACCAACGGCCATTGGAAGTTTTTCCGAAAATTTGACAATTAGTATAAATGAATGCAATTCGGTTGTGATTCCATTGTCAGGCAATGGAGTTGAAGCGCCTGTGGGCGGAAACAATGTTTCGGGAAAACGGACCGTTGTTGATTGTCCAACGGGCGATTGTCGATTGTACAATCCACAACCAAAATTTGCACAACAAACAAAAAACGCAATCAACCAAATTTCACGGGCGACCAGGCCAAAAGGCGGACCCGGCCGTGGAACTAATTTCAGATAAAAAAAATGATTTACCATCGCGACAAATTAGACACCGCGCCGGACATGATTGAATCCGCCGTTGTTAGTTTATACAAAGCCATTTGGCCACATGATGTTTTTGTCGTCACAACATCCGAATTTCATGTGGAACGAATGAAACGTATGGAATCGGTGGCAAAATGCCAATTTTCCAAACCGTCATGGATTAAGTCAATCAACAAAAATGAAGGTGTGATTTTTACAATAACATCCGGAATGTTTCGCCGCAAACATGACCGTCATATTTTGACGGCCATTGAACGCGTAAAAAACGAACATGATGGATTGACCGTTGACATCATTGAAAATCAAAAATTCGGTGTGTATTTTTTCGGGCTGAAGAATAAAAAATCAAAAGAATCCGACGAATCCGAATTGGTTGATTTGCCGGAGCCAAAAAATGACCCCGAATGAAACAACCATTCAAATATTTGGTCATTCATTGCACTGCAACCAGGGAAGGCCAAAACATAACCCCGGACGACATCGTCCGTTGGCATACATCGCCACCGCCGCATGGTCGCGGATGGTCGCGCGTTGGGTATTCCGACATGATTTTGTTGGATGGCAGTCGTCGAACGTTTGTCAAACACAATGGCGACCGTTGGATTGATGACGGAGAAATCACCAATGGCGTCAAAGGAATCAATTCGATTTCACGTCATGTGGTTTATGTTGGCGGATTGTCCGCAGACGGACAACGTGTGAAAAACACAATGAATGACGCCCAATCACAAACATTGGCCGCCATCATTGACGAAGTTTTAAGGTATCAACCGGACGTTCTAATTGCCGGACACAATCAATTCGGGAACAAAGCGTGTCCATCGTTTTGGGTTCCAAAGTATTTGGAATCGTTATGGATTCCCGAAAAAAATATTTACAAAAAAGACCCTTTTGGATATGGCGAAATGTTTTGACAATTTTATTGGAATCCGTTGTGTTTCTCAGACAACACCGAAATCCGGATTGTATATTGACGATTTGGAGGGAATCAATATTCGTCGCGCCGCAGACATGGCGGATTCGGGTTTTTCATCCGGTGTTCAATTACTCGAATCGAAAATCAATTTTGCCACCCAATTGATTTTGGACGAAATGGCCCGGTTTGCCATGCCTTATTTCCGCATGAATTCATTGGTTGATGAATTGAAGGTCGGCGAATGGGACAACGCGTGGAATACCCCGGCTCCATTGGACCGAGGCGTTCGCATCAACACCCGTGATTCGCGGATGTTACGTGTACGGGTTCAATCGGTAAAAATCAAAATACAACAAACCGGATATTCCGGAACGGTTGACATTGCGGATGGAACCAATTCAACATCATTTCCGTATACAACCGACGTGAACGGTGAAGCCGAAATTTTCCCGAATTATTTATCCGAAACGGACGAAATATTCGTGACCATGGACAACACGGCCATTGACACGAACAAAACCAAAGTGAAGGGAGGTTGCAAATGTTCGACGAAAAAAAGTGAATTTTTGATTGCGAATGGATGGTCCGGAACCACAACAACCGGAACGTCATTTGGATTGATTGTCGGAGCCGCCGCAGAATGTTCCATGGATGAAATTGGTTGTGTGATTGCTCAAAAATTGCGTTTTCCGATATTGTATCGGACGGGAATGGAAATCGCAAAAGAGGCGTTGACGACCGACCGGTTGAATTCAATCACACTTTTGGATTCTGACACCTGGAATTTTTGTTTGGAAAATTGGTCCGCGCAATATGACGCCCAAATGAAAACGGCCATTCAACAATTGCCGGAGTTATTCAACCGAATGGACGACATTTGTATCATTTGCAATCAATCGCGCTATGTTTACGGAATGCCTTAATAATTTAAATAATATGAAAACCATCACATCAAAAGTCCAACAATCAACATTGGCCAAACCCGTCAAACGTACTGCAAAAGGAATTCAAGGTTTTGTAAAATCACCCAATCCAAAAGACCAAATTTTGAAAGCAAAAGTCACAACGGCGACAAAGGAATTTTTTGACGCGTATTGTGCAAAATACAACATCACCGTTTCTCAATTGGTTTTGGCGGCCATCGAATGGTATACCGGATTTGATGGAACCAATGGCGCCGAAATAATGAACAACAAAAACATGATTCCATGAAATGCAATTGTTCCAAGCCATCGCGACCATCCACATCGCGTCCCGTAAGCAGACCAACAACCCGTCCGCGTCCAAAATATTGACATAAGTCATCGCAACCATTTGCGTTTCGTATCGTATCCCCAAAGCCACCCGGATACACTTAAAATGAAACGAAAAATGGTCATATCTACAATTTTGGGCGGATTCGCCGCCGGGACAATATCCGCATTCATTAACGATTGGATTTTTGACCCGTCAATTTCTTATTTCAGCCTGGTTGGATTAATCGCCGCCGACCATTTGTCGGCGTCATATTTGGCGTTTAAACACAACCGATTCGATACACGGGTGGCGCTGAAGATTTTTTGGACCCTTTTATCACATACGGCCCTTTTGATGTTTTCAACGAATTTATCAAAAGGGGCCGAAATTCTTTTTTGGTTGAATGAAGCCGTTTTTGTTCCAATTGTCATTGTCAATTTGATGTCATTGGTGAAAAATTTGGCGTTGTTGGGTTGGATAAAAAAAGGATTTGCCCGAATGATAACAGACAAAATTGACAATCACAAAAACGAATTTTTGGAGGCGAAAAAATGAAAAAAATGATTTTTGGTTTGGCAGTCATCGCAATCATGGCGACATCATGCCAACGTCACGTTTCAAAATATCCATGTTATATTGAAAAGGAATGGACAACCACAATGGTCAAAGACACCGTGATTCATATCAACGGCGCCCGGATGGACACCGTGGTTGCGTTCGATGGCCGTGATACTGTATTCATCCGCGACCATGAAACCAGGATTGAAACCATGATTCAATGGTTGCCGGGTGATTCAATATTTGTGGAAACCAAATGTCCATCGGACACGGTTCGTGTGGAGAATTACCACACCGAAACGGTCCGAACAATTGTTGTCAATGAAGAAACAAAAAAATGGTTGTGGTTGGTCCCGGCCATTTTTTGTCTTATTTTAGCGATGTACGCCATTCATAAACTGTTCAAATGACGCCGCAAGAATTCGCCCGAAAAATCCAAACAACCGTCGCCAATGTCGAACGTGATGTTCCAAACCTTTTGTTGTTGGGTGGAAAACTTTTGGAAGGTGAAATGAAACAACGGATTTTCAACCAGGGTGGCGACGCTAACGGCGGAAAAATTGGAAAATATAAATCCAAATCATGGATTGAAAAACGAAAAGACAATGGACGTCAAACCGGAAACGTGGATTTGGAATTCACCGGTTCATTGCGCGATTCAATGCAGGTTGTCAAATCCGGTGACGAAGTGTTTTTGGCCATAATCAATTCGACCGATTATGTCAAAGCAAAAGGCCAAGAATCACGAAGAAAAAAACCAATCTTCATTCCAACCAATGGAGAACGCCAGGACGTCGAAAATTATTTGTCCGACCTAATATCCGAACGGGTGTTGTCGTATTTTTGATTTATGGAACATTTGATTTGCAAGATTGCCGAATCCATCCATTCGGTGATTCCATCATTGACCAAATCGGTGTATTTGGCCAAAATCGATGACGATGGCCGCGTGTTGATTCGCGAAACCGGTTCGAATGAATATCATTTCGCCGGCATACATGACCAGGATTCCGCATGGTTTTACATGCGATTTCGCAATGGCGGAAAAATCGAATACCAATCGCCATCGACCACAAAGAAATTCGCCGGAATCCAATCCTTTTTCCAAATACGCTACCAATTGCGAGTTGTCGCATGTCTGCGAGGGGCCGAA